AAGGCAGATTTATTGTATTCACCGCTGGAGTAAAGGCGGTAAAAGAATGACCATCCAAACATCCATTGATGGATTCCGTGTTATTGCGGAAAGGTCAGGGAATTATGGCGGACAATCCGAGCCATTATTTACTTATGAAAATGGCAATTTAATTTCCTGTAAGATTTCAGTATTTAGATTCCACAATGACATTCGCTTTGAGGCATCCGTTGGAGTTGCTTATTTAGCAGAGTATTGCCAATTTGATAAGGATGGCAAACCTATGGGCTTATGGACAAAACCACATATTATGCTGGGTAAGGTTGCGGAGGCACTTGCTTTAAGAAAAGCATACCCACAAGATTTGTCAGGGATATACACTAGCGAGGAAATGCAACAAGCCGATGAATCAGCCTATTTAAAGGCACATCTTACTGAATTGGATGTAGAGTTAGCCGTTGACCTTTGCGTATCTAAAACGGAACTTAAAACGCTATATTCATACAATATGGATTTAGTAAACAATAGCCCTGAATTAAAAGAAATATTTAAAACCAAACAATCAACATTATGAGCATAACTAAACGATGCCTTAATTTACAAAGTGAAGTTCTTATTTGTGAATTTTTTAGTATTACAGTAACTGAATTTGATACCACTTGTCTTGCGTGGCATACACCTAAAGTTTATGAATATCATAAAGACTTGGGATTTGAATTTACACTTAATACTAAAGGGGATTACCTTGAAGCAACTAAAGACGGAATTAAAATTATATTATCACTAAATAAACCACAATGAACAATTTAATAGACAGTAAACTTGAAAAATTAAGGGATAATATTGCTTACTATGAATGGAAGTTTGAATCCTGTCATAGATTTTGGAAGAATGAGTATTTAACCGAGATAAGAAAAGCAAGAGCAAAATTAAAAGAATACAAGGCAAAACATTACCCTGAAATGTTACAAGCAACCCCATTATTAACCCAGCCAAAACCATTTAAATCAACAAGTGATTTTAGCGAAAACTATGAAGAATATGCTAATTAATACCTGCTGCGGATATGAAAGCGAAATATCCTACGACCTATGTCCTGAATGCCACGAGCATTGCGATTGGGAAGTTATTGATGAAGATGAATGGGAATTAAGAAATGAAGCAGAAAATCAAATTGAAGAAGAAAAAATTAATAAACACCAAAACAAATAAAATGATAGTATTAAATCTAAAAAAAGAGGACATTAAATTTACTGCACACAAAAACGGAAATCACTACGCTACCATAGTTGTAGAGAAACGCAAAGAGTTAGATAAGTTTGAAAATACCCACACAGTTTACAACGGACAAACCGCAACTGAAAGGGCAGAGAAAGCCAAAAAGGAATATTGCGGAAATGGTAAAGAGTATGTTTGGGAAGCAAAGAAAGAGTTTGCCCAAAACAAACAAGAATTAGAAGATGCTGAAGATTTGCCATTTTAGGTAAAAAAAGGTTATCTTTGTAAAAGGATGTCGTATATCCTATCAAGAACTTATTGCCCTTGCGATGAACTACCAATACGACTGGTAGGGATTCAATGGGGCTTTTTTATTTTATGAAGTACTTTTTACACGATTCAAATGCGTTTGAAGATGAAAAGGTTGCTATGCTATATATGGAATATGGCTACGAAGGATTAGGTTTATTTTATACAATCCTTGAAAAATTATCAAAACAGGAGAAACCAATTAAAACTAGCGTTCTTAAAATGCAATTAAAGGTTGGTAAAAAGTTGGATAAATGCTGGAACTTTATGGAAACTATTGATATTATTTCATCAAACAATGGTGAAACTTTCAACAAACAATTACTAAATTATAGTGAAAAGTACAAGATAAAAAAAGAAAAAAACTTAAAACGAATTTCACAATGGCGTATAAATCAAGATGTTACGGAAAATGTAACGCATTACCAAAGTGTTCGTAACGCTGATAAAGAAAAGAAAAGTAAAGTAAATATAAGTAAAGTAAATATACTAGATAGTGCATTTGATGAATGGTGGAATATTTATGATAAAAAAGTGAGTAAGGAAAAAGCCATTAGTAAATGGAATATTTTGACAAGTGATGAAAAGCAATTAGCTTTAAAAATAGTACAAGATTATGTTAATTCAACCCCTGATAAAACATTCCGTAAAGACCCAACCACATATTTAAACAATAAATCTTTTAACGATGAAATCATTATCCGAAATGCTACCACAAGTCATAAACCCAATGTCAGTGAGCGTAACTTCACACAACTTGCCAGTCTTAAATACATTGAACCAAAGCGAGATTAAAATTTACGATGCCTTACAAACAATGCACATATCTAAATGTTCCAGCATAGAAGTAGCTGAACACCTAAAAACCTGTATTCAATTAAGCGGTGCAGTTCCACCCACAAGCCCTGAATTTCAGTTCCTAGTTGACTTTGTAATAAAGAATTACGGAATATTTAAGCTAAAGGAATTAGGTGCAGCATTTGAACTTTATGTTTTAGGTCGTTTAGATGTAGATAGAAACTATGGTTCATTTAGTCCTAAATTTTTTGGCGATGTAATGGCTGAATACAAAAAGATAGCAGTACAAGTAAGGCAAAAGATTGAACCAAAAATTGAGGCAACTGCACACAATTACATAGATGAGGAACAAGCCATTAAGGATGAAAAGAAATGGTGGGATGAATCAACAAGAAAAGACTTTAGGTTTATTAATCACCAAGTATTTGATTATATGTGGAAACGCAAATTGATTAAAATATCAAAAGAGCAAGGAGATGACATAAAAGCAAAAGTTAGGTTATTCTTTTTGGCACAGGCGAAAAAAGCAAATGATATGTTGATTAACGATGAAACTATGACCCAGCAATGCAAAAAATATTCATTAATGATGCACTACAATAACCAATTATGAAAGAACTGTTTAAACTGACAATTGAATTTACAAGGATATTTATAGGCTTTATCCTTGCCATTACCATATTGGTAACATTTGACATTTACTACGAATTAAAACGACTATTAAAAAATGTTTGATATTCAAGTAAAAAATAGCATTATAGAACATTGCGAACAACAAATTGATAAATACAATTTTGGTCAAAGAAGCACCGCAAATGGTAATAAAGAACAACAACTTACAGGTATTATTGGTCAAAGTGTAGTAATGGAATTATTCCAATTAGGACATATAAACGGAAATGATGGATTTGATAATGGAATTGATATAGTTTATACCAATATTTTTGGCTCAATAAGTTTAGATGTAAAAACAATGGGCAGAACTACAAGCGTAAAGCCTAATTATACAAATAACTTTATTGCATTACAGGACTATTTTAATCCTGAAGGTTACATATTTTGCAGTTATAACAAATCAAATAAAGTACTTACAATTTGTGGCTGGATAACAAAACAAGAATTTATTAATAAAAGAAGGCTATATCCAAAAGGAACAATACGAGAAAGAAGTAATGGAACAACATTTGAAACAAAAGCAGACTTATATGAAATTGATGTGATTGATTTAAATGATATTATGGATGAATTAGACCTAAAAAAACAATTGACTTTAATTTTATGAACGGAGCAGAGAACTCGCAGCCTGTGAGAATGATATACCTAGACAATAAACAAGAAACAATATTTAAATCCATATCCTACGCAAAAAGAATAACAGGTGTAAATGAATACCAAATCAAACAATCCTTAAACCCTGTCAATAAGAAACGATTTACCCATAAAGACCGAATAGTTGTTTTTCGTACTATAAAACCCTAATTTTGCGTTATGGCTTTACAATCAATCCCAAGATTAACCGCAAAGGCTCAACAAATATTTAACCGCTACATTAGGACTAGAGATAGTCAAGATGGATATTTTACTTGTATTAGTTGCGGTCAGGTAAAGGATTTTGAATATATGGATGCTGGGCATTATGTTCCTGTTAAGGGTAGTTCAGCATTAAGATTTGATGAGTACAATGTAAACGGAGAATGTAAATCTTGCAACGGCTTTGACCAATTCCACCTGATAGGCTATCGCAGAAACCTAATTGATAAGATAGGGGAACGAATGGTATTACACCTAGAAAGCCAACACAGGCTCATAAAGAAATGGTCAAGGACTGAATTAAACGAACTAATTGAAAAATATAAGTAATGGCTAAACTAAACGCAGCTGGGAAGGTAAACTTTGGCACAAGAAAAAAAGGTAAGTACAAAAAAAGTAACGGACCGAAAGACAAACCAACAAAACCATATAACCGACAAGGATAATGAAAGATACATTTTGTAAAAGAATATACAAGTGCAAATGTGGTTGCATAATGGAATATTATGTTTGGAAATCCGAATTACCAAAAAAGAATGTTACCTGCTCTATGTGTAACACAAAATTGGGAGTTAAAAACTTAAAAATTAAAGAAGTGCCACAAACACCATCCATTAGAACACCAACAAAGAACCGATAATGTTAATCAACGAAATTAAACCAAACCCAAATAATCCAAGAATCATAAAGGATATTAAGTTTAAACAACTTGTTAAGTCAATCCAAGATTTCCCCCAAATGCTTGAACTACGACCAATAGTAATTGATGAAAACAATATGGTACTTGGTGGCAATATGAGATTAAAGGCTTGTATTGAAGCTGGGTTAACCGATGTTCCTGTAATTCACGCTAACAACCTTACCGAAGAAAAGAAAAGGGAATTTATTATTAAGGATAATGTTTCATTTGGCTCACACGATTGGTCGGAATTAGCAAATAATTGGGATGTAGATTTAATACAAGAATGGGGATTAGATATAATTGGTTTTGATAATGTTGAGGATTTAGGCGAAGGATTTAACCTACCTGATGGCGATAAATCACCCTTTCAGCAAATGACTTTCACTTTAGCAGATGAACAGGCTACACAACTAAAAAATGCTATTGAGGAAATTAAACGCACCGAAGAATATAAATATGCAGAAACAATGGGTAACGAAAATTCAAATGGTAACGCTTTATATTTAATAATAATGCAATGGGCAGAGCAAAGGAAATCCTAGTAAAAGTTATACCTAGCAAAGTGGCTAATGAATTTGTTAAATTAAATCATTATTCAGGTAAGGTAGTGCCAAATTCAAAATTGCATTTTGGATGCTTTTTGGATGATAAATTGCACGGAGTATTAAGCTATGGAAGTCCAATGGTTAAAGCAAAAGTTATTCATTATGTAGAAAATACTAAATGGAATGAGGTTATTGAACTCAATAGAATGGCATTTGATGAATATTTGCCAAAGTATAGTGAAAGTAGATGTATTGCAATAAGCATTAAACTAATAAAAAAGAATGCTCCACATATAAAATGGATATTAAGTTTTAGTGATGCTAATTTGTGCGGAGATGGTACAATATACAGGGCAAGTGGTTTTAATTTAATAGGGGTAAGTAAAAACACTTCTACATATCAAATGCCAAATGGGGAAGTTTTATGTAGTTTAACAAGTTCAGCACATAGAACAAAAGAAAGTAATGGCAAAAGTGGAACGAGCTGGATAAAAGATAATGGAGGTGTTAAATTAGAAGGTTTTCAAATAAGATATATTTATTTAATAGATAAAACTTGTAAAATAACTGTTCCTGTATTGCCATTTAGTAAAATAGATGAAATGGGTGCAGGGATGTATAAGGGGAATAAGGTAACTTTGGCATCAAGACAAGCGATAGAAGCATAAAAGTAATGCGTTGGTCTTCCAGACTAAAGAAGGGGTGCAATACCACCCTATCGCTCAATAAATTAGAAAGTGATTAGAGAAAATGGCAAACGAACAAAATTTAATACCTGCACAAAAAGGAGAAGTAAGAAATCCTAATGGCAGACCAAAAGGAATACCAAATAGTAAGACAAGGCTTTTGCGTTTATTAGAATTAGTACAAGTAAAAACCAACCCAATTACAGGGGAAAAAGAGGAGTTTACAGTTGCAGAACAATTAGATATGATGGTACTACAAAAGGCATTTAAAGGAGATTTAAAGGCTTATCAGGAAATACTTGACCGACTAGAAGGCAGAGCAAAACAAACAACCGACATAAACGCAAACATTCAAGGTAGCGTTCAAATAGTAATACAAGAAGATGACCGATGCAAACCAATTGAAGATTAATGCAACCCCTGTATTCTTTGCCAACAAAAGAGCATACGAAGGCAATTATCCTGTCATTTGCAATGAAGGTGGCACAAGGAGTTCAAAGTCTTATTCCATTGTTCAGTTACTGATTGAGATAGCCTACAACAATCCAAAAACTAGGATTTCAATAGTATCGCATTCCCTTCCACATATCAAGCGTGGAGTTTATAGGGATTTTAAATCCATAATGGAGAATTGGGGTTTATGGTCGGACAATGACTTTAGCTTTTCGGATTTTATATACACTTACCCCAATGGGTCTTACATTGAACTGTTTGGATTAGAAGATGAAAGCAAGGCAAGAGGACCAGCAAGGGATGTTTTATTTATCAACGAGGCTAACTTAATCAAAAGAACTTTATACGACCAATTACTAATGCGAACCACAGGCAAGGTATTCCTTGATTGGAATCCTGCTGACTTTGTTAATTGGGTTTATGAAATAGCCGACAACCCTGAAAACAAACGCATCCATTCAACCTACTTAAACAACATCCCAAACCTATCCGAATCACAAATAAAAAACATAGAGCAGTATAAAAACCTACCTGATGATTTTATGTGGAAGGTTTACGGATTAGGAGAACGAGGTGCAGCAAAAGAACTAATCTACACACAATGGAAACAATACGACACCGCACCTGAAGGAGATGTATTCTATGGTCTTGACTTTGGTTATGTGCATCCAGCTGCACTTATAAAGGTTACCCATCACGAAGGCGAAAACTACTTTGAGGAAATCATTTATCAAAGCGGATTAACACTATCCGACCTTACAAGATTGATAAAAGAAAAAGTACCTGAAAGAGCAACTATTTATGCAGATGCAGCCGAACCCAAATCAATAGAGGAACTTTACCGACAAGGATTTAATATTAAACCTGCTCAAAAAGATGTATGGGCAGGAATAGTTAAAATGAAATCTTATCCTATAAACATTCACTTTCATAGTCAAAATCTAAAAAGGGAATTTATGTCCTACAAATGGAAAAAGGATAAAAACGATAATGTAATTGAAGAACCTGTTAAAGCAAATGATGATGCTTTAGATGCTTCAAGGTATGCGGTATTTACTCACTTGACAAAACCTAAATTTGCGGTAAGTGTATTTTAACTTAAATTTCTTTAACTTTGTTTAAATTCTAATAATATGGGTTTATTTGACATCTTCACTAAAAAGAAGATTAACACACTATTTCCAACAATTCCAATGAACTCCCAAATAGCAATTGAAAGGGGTATAGTTACTTGGCAAGGAGCAGACCAAAGAAGTTTTGTTGATGATGGATATGTAGCAAACGATATAGTTTACTCAATCATTAAACTAATTAC